AGTAAGTGATGCATCAATTCTCTCATCAGGGATGACTTACCTGCTCCTGTACCTGCAGTAAACGTAACAAGTTCTCCTGTCCTAATACCATAAAGCTTATCATTCAATCCTTCATAAGGATATAAACAAGTTTCAGTATCATCCTCTGCATATATTCTAGAAGAAATATCTGCAAGGTTGTGTATACCTGCAGGAGTATAAGGCTTTGCGTTCCAGAAGTCTTGAGTAAACTCTTGCTTCTTACCTTTTAAAAGATACTCATTAGCATCCTTGTATCTCATGTCCATGATAAGACATTTATTAGGTTCAAATATTTGAGCAACCTTGATAGCTGCTTTTTTACCATGCTCATCATTATCAAAACATAATACTACTTTATCAAACTTGTTTATGTAGTCATAGTTTGACTTAATATCTTTGAGTGCAGACTGACAACCATTCTTGATTGAAACAGTTGCCCATCTTGAACCCTGTAATTCATAGGCAGACATTGCATCTATCTCACCTTCACATATAGTAAGATACTTACCACCTTGAGGAAACTTATTCTGCCCAAACATAATTGCTTTAGGTAAGTTACCTTCTGAAGAGAAACCTTTATTAGATACAAGTCTAATCTTATTTCCTACGTGACTATTATTAATGTCGTAATAAGGATATATATGCTTAACCACATTGTTATCTCTATCGTGTAATACTTGGACATTATAAAAGTTTGCAGTCTCTTTCTTGATTGCTCTATCAGGGATACCATCTACAACTCCACTACTAAAATTTTGATGATTACTATTTATAGATATAGGCTTCTGTACTTGTTCCATATCTTCTCCTTTTGAATAAGTTCTACATGAAAAACAAAACTTAGTTCCACCTTCATATAATACATTTGCATCAGATGAACCACACCTGTCACAACTACCTTTCTTTATTACCTTTGATTCACTCATATCATTCCTTCCATTTTGTTAGCACCTTTGCTATAGTTTCCATTGCACTTCTCTTTATAGAATAAAACTTATTATCTATCTTGCCATCATGTGCAACTATACATTCATATAAGTCTCTACTGTCATCATAAGATATAACACACTCAATGTGTTCGCCATCTACGAAACCACTAAATTCATTTCTTTGCTCACTCATTTTCACACTCCTCTGTTAATTTTTCTTTTAGTTTTTCTTTAAACTCTTCTGCTACTTTTTTATTTTTTTGACTGTTACCAAAATCAATAATGATATGTTCATCAAACCAATTTTTTTTCTCACTCATCTCCATACTCCTGTTTTATTATACCATTTATAAAATCTGTGTCACTATCAATCTTGTCTGCCACCTCATGTTTAGCATACTTCCTTGCTTCCTGTGGTGTATAACCTTCTTGAATTAGTTCTTCATAAATTTCTTTATACAATTTTTTTCTGTCGTTATCCCAAAGATTAGCCATGACCATCTCTTATATTTATAAGTTTATGTAAGTACCACTCTGCTTTCTTCAAGTCTTCAACACCATTCTTATATCTATATCTCCACAGATATTTAATAATGTTACCTTGTAGATAATACTCAAAGCCTTCATCAGTCATTGATTGAATTGCATCAATACATTCAATACCTGATTTGTTGTAGTGAGTAGGATGATTTACCATGTCCTCTTCTGTAGATAATTTATCTACTAGATGAGGTGCAAGATATACTTCATGTTCATCCTTTCCATATTGAATAAAGTTCATCTCTTTATTATCAGACTGTTTATTAGCCTGTGCTTCTCTTACTTTTCTAGCCATGTAATCATCATACCTTTCTTCCATAATCCACCTATGAATAATTAATTTTCTTTACTACCTCAACAACAGAATCTATACTCTCTGTAAAGGTAGGCTTCTCCATTGACTCCATGTTGTCCATTGCTTCCCATCTATTGTTAGCACTTACAACATAAGTATTTCTATTTATTTCTACTACTGTAACCTCCCACTTTCGTAGTAGTCTATACTTCTTATCCTTCAAAACTTTTTTAATCATATCATATATCCTTAATTCTGTAAAGATAATTACAAATATACTGACTTATTTTTCTCATCAAAGAATTTATTTAGTATCTCATGTTTATCCCATGCACTTGCTAAACTCTCTAGTTCCTTGTCAATAGCTTCTATAATATCATTATGCTCCCCAATACCCACAGGATTATTAAGATACACAGTTACATTAGCCTTATGCTTTGCCATCATACCTACATAATAAGTTTTTAAATTACTTATCATTGTCTGTCTATTATCAGGTACATATTTAGTTTTTTCTTCACTCATTTTATTCTCCTTTAAATGTTTTAATTACATCAGATGAAAATAACTTTTGCAAATTTAGTAGATACATTCTACTTGCATTATGGTCACCACCTGACACACTCTTTTTATAATCTAAGTTCTCAATAATCTTACGTAAACTATTAATATCAAAGACTAAAGTACAGAACACTTCCTTGCCTATACATAAATTATGAAACCAATAATCTGCTTCAGTAGTTTGGATACCACTAGGCTTTCCATATGACTGATACTCTATAGCAATGTTACCTGTCTTTTGCCATACATCTCTTTCAGATTTGACTTCAATCTTTTTATCTTGCAACATATCTGCTACAAGTTTTTCTCTCACCTTACCATACTTCAAGTCCATATCAAACTTTTTCCTGTTAGGTTTACTTGGTTCTAGATTTTTCATTTCGTTCCTTTCTTTTGTATGAACCTTTGCCTTTTTTATTTTGTATTACCTGCTTATTAAAAAGCATTAATACTTTGGCAATAGGATTTATCTTTTTTATTTTCATGCTAAACTCACATATCCTACAAAGAATACAAAAGCAAACAACGTAAGTATCATATACTTTATGTCTTCATTTCCCCACATTATACTACACCTTGACTGCTATGTAAATGCATAATGCAATTATTAATAACTTTCCATAGTCAAGGTCATACTTTGTACCTTCACCATATTTTTTATGAAAGTCTACATTAAAAAAGTCTATCATTCTATGCCACATTTTACTAAATCCTCATTGTTGTTATTGATTTCATACCACTCCATACCTTTAAAGATATGAGCAATCACATCTACTGTCCAACTATTACCAATCATCTTATATCTTTGAGTCTTTGATACATGATTAGTGTAGTCATCAGGCATAGTCTGTAATCTCTCACACTCTATAGGTGTAAGCTTTCTCCATGTCATGCCTTCCACAATGACAGTATCTTTCTGTACTGTAGTAAGGCAATTACTTTTATTATCTTCTCTTACTTCTACTTGAGTAGTATAAGGTAACTCTAATTGATTATCTTTTCTTATACCATTCTCATCTAGTCTTCTGTTAACAATCCTGCCACCTTTTGCAGAATAGGTTGCAACCTTTGGTTCTCTATTGCCACCTTGCATAGTCAGTAGGGTAGGTGCTTTACCATCCATATGATATACTTGTTTGGTTGCTCTGTAATTGTAGTGTGCATACTCTTCTGCTTCTCCTACAGGTATCAGTCTATCAACAAGTGTCATGCCATTATTACCTGCACCTTTATACATGGTTGCAGTAGTACACAGAGACTTTTGATTCACACTCCTATGATGCCTAGCATTGCGTTCATTGATAGGAACAGGTGGTTCATTATGGTCTGTCTGTAGTATATCTTTTAAGACTAAACCTTTATCTACCATGTTCATATCAATAGGAATGTTTGTCCAATATAAACGTCTACGATTCTGTGCAGAAAACAAACTAGAGTTTATCTCAATAGGTTCAACTCCCATGTATTCTGTAATAACATCTTGGTATTCCTTCTTCATCTTTACATTCTCAAGTAAGAAATACTTAGGCTTAACTTGATTCTTTATTCTTATATACTCAAAGAATAACTTGCTACGTTCATCATCAAATGCTAACTGACCACCTGCAAATGAAAAGCCTTGACAAGGTGAACCACCTATCAACAAGTCAATTCCCCAACAAGATATTTCAAACTCATCTAAGTCTGTAACATCTCCTAGTTGTCTAGTGTTAGGAAAGTTTGCTTGAGTAACCTTGATTGCATGAGGACATATTTCAGACGCATAGTAGGTACTTTCTTTACCATCAAAGGTAATACCTAATCTTCTCAATGCTTCCTGCCCTATACTACAACCATCAAATAAACTTAGTGCATCCATATTATTGCTCCCATCTTGTTACACCATGAGACTCAACCTCAAAGTTTTTATACTTTTTATTACTTTGTAGTTCGTATTCAGATGCATCTACTAGTGCTTGTATATCTAGATAAATTCTTTTACCATACTCATTTGGATATTCTTCAAATGAAACATAATCCCACACGTTTATTATACCATTGTGTGTTATGTTTGGTGTTTTTCTTTTATATTGTCTAGTCATTATTTATACTCCCATAAATTTAAAGTGTTTAAGATACTTAGCTTGTATCTTCTTAGGTAAGTCTACCATTCTTACAAATCTTTCATTGTATTTCTTAGCATTACTAATCTCCTCTTTATCTATTGAGGATACATGATAGACTACATTAAAACTTTCTACTAGGTTTCCATCCTTGTCAACTCTAACGTAGTCATCCTTATATATTTGTGTCATATACTAAACTCCTATTGTATAATAATTATTATTCATATCCTTAACAATTAATGTTGCATCATTATGTATTGAAGAAGTTTGTACTTCTAACTTGTGTATGACATAACCTAACTTCTCAATACGAAACTTAAACTCTTTTAAGTTTAATGCATTAGCATTTACTAAATCATCAAGCATATTCTTAATCTTTACTGTGTCTAAGATTGTCATATTATTTCTTATCCTTTCTGTGATACCTAATAAAGTAATCTCTTGCGAGAGGTACATGATGTTCTCCATATGCTTCCTCTACTTGTTTAAGTATAGTTGACATTGCCCAACCTCTAATCTTTGGATTGGCTTTGCCTTCTCTCATCTTAGTTTCAATGAATGTAATTACTTCCATCTTCTCATCTAGTCTAGGTGTTATAGTCATTATTCATCTCCTCTTTTTGTGTCAATATAAACTCTCATATGTGTAGAGTCTTCCATGTTTGCACCATGATATGCTTTACCTTGTCCATACAATTCCTTTTTTAGGTGTTGTCCTTTCACTCTTATTTTGTATGAATCTTTGTTAAGATATTTCTTACAGTTCTTTACAAACTCTTTACCTTCCTCATCTTGAGGTACTTCAGTAAATGTATAGTAGTGTCCATTAGTATGTACAGAATCATAGTATGCCTTCTTCCATCTAAGTTCTGACTTACTTAACTTATCTATCATCTCATCTTTCTCTTCAATGATACCTTTCATCCTTTCAATCTTGCTTGTTAGATATAGTAAGTTATCTTCTTGCTTATGTAACAAGTCATCCTTCTTAGACAAGGCATCAAGAATTGTAGCAGGTGAACCAAAAACTTTTTCAGTATCACTATCACACATCTTTACAAATGCTCTAACCATATGTTGAAAGTCCATGTGTGATATAGGTATGTGTCTACCTTCTGCTTCTGAATAGTAATCCTTGTGACCCAAGTCATACATATCATCTGCTAATTTACCTGTGCTAGTTGTTGCTCCTAGCATTTGTACTACTCTATGTATTTTCATTATGTATTCTCCTATCTCTTGGTTTAAGTTCGCCTTTATATATAACAGTGCCATGATATATGTCCATGCCAAAGTAATATCCTTTTTCATAGTATGCGTGGGTCTGTTCCTTATCTCTTTCTTGGAATAATAATCCATGCAATACACCACGTTTAAATGCTTGCATGACACCCATATCATTAATAGCATTATCTAAAGCTACTGAATCCCACTTCATATCTCTTGTCCTCTGTTTGTAAGTTCGTGTTCTAGTTGTTCAATGACATTCTCAATACAATCTCCCATAGTTATACTACTGCCATCATTATCTTTCGGTCTTTTATATAAAGATATTGCACAGTTTTTCATACCCCATTCTATTTTGGTTTGTTTAACTTGGCGTTGAATGTCATACATATCACATAACATATCTTTAATGTTCATGTTCTCCTCCTATGTAAATCGTTTAATTAGTTCACTTATAAATGCAATAGTACCACAAGCATATACTAATACAATAATATATTTTAGTACATGATTTATTTGGTCATCTGCCATACTAACCCAATGAGGTGTCGTGTCATTCTTGTATGCCTTGATACCCATGTAGTCATAGT